ACACGTTATGCCAAACCATTTGAAGGTGTGCAAGTTAAGATTCCTTATACAACAGGTATGAGCCCATACTCTGGTCTAGTTGACTTGATTGAGAAAAAGGAAATGCTCAAGCGTGAAGGCAACAGCCTGGTGTTTACTACAAGCGAAGGCGAGATCATCAAGAAGTTCCGCAAGGCTTGGGAAAAGAACGACGACGGATGCCTTGATATTGTAATGAAAGACTTTGCAAATCAGAAGGAAGAGGTTACTCCAGTTGATGAGGATGCAGAATGAATCAACTAGGCCTTTTGTTTACTGCTACAGAGTGTAACGGATGGCCGAAGTTAAAATTCTTGATTGACGATGATCTAATACAGGACTACGAATTTAATAGTAGTTCTGCATTGATTACTTTACCAATCGATCTACTAGATGGAGAACACTACCTAGACATTGAACTTTATGGTAAGTCTTTTGCTAACACTGTTATAGTTGGAGATAAAATCGTACAAGATCAATTAGTAACGTTAGATACAATATTAATTGATGATGTAATTGTGCCGGATTTTGTAAAATACAAAGGTGTGTATACAGTTCAGAATCAACAAACACCGCAGGTATTAACATGGGGAGTACCCGGAACATGGCGACTGATGTTCGAACATCCTATTATTGATTGGGTACTTGACCATAAACTCAAGGACTACCATAAAATTGATAATTACGATGAATGGACTACATCAGTTTATCATCCTAAGAAGAGTCAGACCTTGATAGACGGATTTCGAGAACTCGAAGATATACTAGCAAATGTTAAAGTTTAAAAAAGCGTCAATTATTGCATCTGGATTCTTACCTATTAACAAACCTCCACCTGCATTAGCATTTCTGTCAGGGATGTGTGAAATTAATAAGTTAGCCCATGAGCTGATTGACTTAAACATACATATCAAAAATAGCATTGGGGACGATCAGTGGAATCTTGCATATACCACATTCTCGTCTAAAGACAGTGCCATTGAACCTACTTTGCTTGATTCTATTACAAAGTCTCTAGACGCAGCAGTTGATTTAACAATAGCACAGTCTAGTGATCTGATATTAATGACTGTTTTTAGTCATCAGCAGATTGCAGTAACTAAACTATTTCTGACTGCATTGCGCAAAAGAACTAACACAACAGTGATTATTGGTGGTCCAGGCGTGTCGTACGAAGTAAGCAACGGAGTAACAGCAGGAAAACAAATGGCTGAGTTAGGCCTAGTTGATTACTATGTCTTGGGAGAAGGCGAATACGTACTTGAAAAGTTCCTCAAGGGAGATATCGAACTTGGCGTTAATTACATTGGTGTTCCGGAAACATGGGCAATCCAAATTGATAATCTAGATGAATGTATCTTCCCAACTTACAAAAATATCAACTTCGATAATTACACACCTGGTATTGACATAAACCATACTATTAGTATAACCGGTAGCCGAGGTTGTGTGCGTAGATGTACGTTTTGTGACGTTGGTCATATTTGGAAAAAATTTAGATTCCGAAGTGCTTCTAACATTGTTGCAGAAATGAGACAACATATTAGTGAGACTGGGCTAACACAATTTCACTTTACTGATAGTCTAATCAACGGACCGTTGAAACAATTTACGGATCTGATTTTGATGTTAGGTGAACTAAAAAGAACAGACCCAGATTTTGCAAATGTTAAGTATGTTGGCCAGTTTATTATACGTACTGCAACTCAGCACAAAGAAGAAATGTATAAATTATTAGCTGAATCTGGGTGCCACTATATTATAGTAGGTATCGAAAGTGGCAGCAACCAAGTGCGATCGCATATGGGTAAGAAGTTTTCTAACGATGATATAGACTACCATCTAGCTATGTGTTCAAAATACAAGATTAGGAACTCGTTATTAATGTTTACTGGATATCCAACAGAAACATTACAAGATCACAACGACACGATAACTATGCTTAAGAGATATCAAAAATATCTGTTAGATGAAACAATTATTGCATTAACATTGCACCAACCTTTTGTTTTGTTAAAAAACACTCCAATCTCAGACATGAAGGACGAGGTTGGGATTGTTAATGAAACATACGGTTCATATTTTTTCAATGTAACAACAAATCCAGATTTTACTGTTAAAGAAAAATTTAGACGTTACCTTGAATTAGTCAGACTCTCTCTAGAGTTAAAATATCCTGGATCATGGGCAGACTTATCAAGCCTGCGAGCCCATATAAACAAACTTACACAATTTATTAAGGAAAATTGAAAATGAGCGAAGCAATTGCAGCAGAAATTTGGGGAGAACTCAAGCGTTTTGTAAACACTGTTGACCGAGCTGAGGCAGCAGAAACAGTGGTACAAATCTTAATGGACAATGATAGTGATGTTGATGATATCCGTGCAGCCTTTGTAGGCGATCGTGATATTAAAACAGCATTGACCACTTACCTTGACAACGACAAAGATTACGTTGAAGAAGATGAAGAAGAATACGACGAGCCCGAAGACGATATTGACGAAGACGAACGCTGGGAAAACTAAATGTGGTATAGTCGAGTAACAGCAGACCTTGGGCTAATACCCGACTTCATCCTGGACTACGAGCGTGAGCTTGCTAATGCTAAGAAGGAATGTAAAATTGGTGGATTTGTAGAAATCAATATCAAAGAACTTCCTGGCATTACTGAACATCGGTTCAATCAGCTTCAAGAAATTGAAGCTGTGTTAAACTATCTCAACATTCAACTGCGCAAGATACGTAGAAAACATTTTCAGAAGTATTTAGAAAATTACGCTCGTGCTCTAAGCAGTAGAGATGTTGAGAAATATGTTGACGGCGAAGATGAAGTTATTGACTACGAAACAATCATCAACGAAGTTGCACTACTGCGTAACAAGTGGTTAGGCATCATGAAGGGATTAGAAACCAAGCAATGGCAAATGGGGCATATTGTTCGTTTGCGTACTGCTGGTATGGAAGATATTCAAGTCTAGCAAAACTGCATAGTAAATACCTGCATGAAAATCGTAATTGTTACTGGGGGCTTTGACCCCATACACTCTGGACATTTAGCATACTTTCAAGCAGCTAAGAAACTCGGCGATAAACTCGTAGTCGGACTTAACTCAGATGAATGGCTTACTCGTAAAAAAGGTAAGCCATTTATGCCTATGAGCGAACGTTTTGCTTTGATTAGTGCGCTGAGTATAGTTGACGAAGTTATTGTTTATAACGATGACGACGGCTCTAGCAAAGATGCTATCCGTTTGACACGAACTCGTTATCCTACCGATGAGCTTATCTTTGCCAATGGCGGAGATAGGACCAAAGAAAACATTCCTGAAATGGATATTAACGATCCTAACCTAACGTTTGCGTTTGGCGTAGGTGGCGAAGACAAGAAGAACAGTTCTAGCTGGATTCTTGAAGATTGGAAGAAACCTAAGACAACCCGCGCCTGGGGCTACTATCGTGTGTTGCACGAAGTAGGAGGCCATGTCAAACTCAAAGAACTTACAGTGAATCCTAAAACTTGTCTAAGTATGCAGCGTCATGACAAACGTGCAGAGTTTTGGTTTGTAGCTGAAGGCGAAGCCACTGTTTATACTGTAGATCCGCACTCAACTGAATACGATTTAATGGCTAGTCCAGCCAAACATCAATCTACGTGGATTAAGTTAAACGAATGGCATCAACTGTGCAACGAAACAGATGAACCTCTTAAACTAATCGAAATCCAGTACGGAGAAGATTGCGTAGAAGAAGATATCGAACGTAAATGAAAGCCATTCCTGTATACATCGGTTACGATCCTAGAGAAGCAATCGCTTTTCACACCTGTGCCAATTCAATTATAAGACATGCTAGCAAACCTGTAGCAATTATTCCTGTGGCATTAAACTTGTTTCGTGACTATGAAGAGACGCACACAGACGGTAGCAATCACTTTATCTACACACGTTTCCTTGTACCGCATTTGCAAGAATACACAGGTTGGGCAATCTTTATTGATGGCGACATGATTGTGCGTGACGACATTGTTAAGCTATGGGAATTGCAAAACGATTATGCAGACGTTATGGTAGTCAAGCATGATTATAAAACACGCATGACTGAAAAGTATCTTGGCGCCAAAAACGAAGACTATCCACGTAAAAACTGGTCTAGTGTTATCTTGTGGAACTGTAACAGTTTTCCTAACCGCAAGCTCACTCCTGAGTTTGTGCAGAAGTCTACAGGCGCAGAATTGCATCGCTTTACATGGCTAGACGATAGTCGTATCGGCGAACTCCCAAAAGAATGGAACTGGTTGCCTGATGAATACGGGCCAAATACCGATGCTAAGTTACTGCATTACACACTTGGCACACCATGCTTTCATGAGTTCGCTGACACGCCGCAAGGTAGTGAGTGGCACAAAGAACGCATGTTAACTGAATACTGTCAACAAAGGAACAATATATGATAGATCAATTAGAAATACGAAATGGCCTTTGGTGGCCAAAAAGCGAAGTTAGATGCTTTAACTGGACTCAAAAAGAGTTAGATTTACCTGAGCACTTGATGACTCATGTGCCAGAGAAGAAAGTTATGATTCAAGCCGGTGGAAACATGGGTTGGTTTACACAGATCTATGCCAAGCAATTTGAACGAGTGTATGTATTTGAGCCTGACAACGTAAACTTTCTGTGTCTAACTCTTAACAATCCTGAACGCCATGTTATGAAATATCAAGCCTGTATTGGCAACGAACGAAACCTAGTGAGTGTAACCTGGCGCGAAGATGACCGTGGTAAGAATCATATTGCTGGTGGCCAGGACTTAGTAAAGATGGCTAAGAAAGGCAAACAAGACGACAAGATCCCTACACTGATGATTGATGACTTGAATCTAGATGATTGTTCCTATATACACTTAGACATCGAAGGATTTGAGTGGTTTGCTCTTAATGGTGCAGAACAAACAATCAAAAAGTATCTGCCTATAATTGCTGTAGAAGAAGCTGGCCACGGGCTGAGATATGACAAACCTTTCCCTGAAGTTGAAAAGTATCTAGCACAGTTTGGATACAAGATTATTGATAGATATCGACACGAAGCAGTTTTCTCTGTATGAAAGCATTTGTAATTTACTTGCCAGACCGTGCTCATAGTGTTGAGCACTCGGCTGTGATGTTATCGCAACTGACAGAGTTTGGCATTGAGGCAGAACTGTTTGAAGGCACGCCCGGAGACAGAGCGGTTGAACTCGCTAGGAAGGGTAAAAAGACACTGTATCCTTACAGTATCAAGAGTCGTGAGCTAGAAGAAGAAGATATCAAAGCATACATCAAACCCGAGCTGTATGAAGAGTTTGCGGAAAAACATCATTGCAAAATAATCGAAAGACAACAGCACGATGAAGCAGACATACCTAAGCTCAGTAGACCTGGGGTCATTGGCTGCTTTTATAGCCATTACAACCTGTGGAAAAAATGCGTGAAAATGGACGAACCTATTATGATCTTTGAAGATGATGTAAAGTTCTACCGGGGCTACTATCCTGTAGAGTTTGAGGGCGTGCTGATCCTAAGCCTGGGCAAGAGTTCGTTTCTAAACGAGCCTTTGACTACATATTTGGAATCCCCATCTGGTACACCTATTGCCCGACACTGGAGAAACTTTAGCATGCCTGGCGCAAGTGGTTATGCTATTACGCCTAGCGCGGCCAAAACATTGGTTAAGTTTTACCGAAAATATTGGAGCCCTGCAGACAATGCTATCAATCAGCTAGTGGTACCCATGCAGATAAGCAATTACATCATGGGCCGCAACACACTAGCCGACGAAGGTAATGTATCAATGACCAAGTCACCGGATTGGTTATGCAAGTAGGAATTTTTTACAACAGCATCAGCAACCCTGCAAAGTTCCTGAACAAAGTCATGTTGATGGACAACTTTGCAACAGGTGTTCAAGCACACGGTGATCAAATTGTTGCCTTCAAGGATAGCACACTGCCCAATCAGCCGCTGGATGCTGGATTTGTTCTTGGATACACCCTAGAAGATAACTTTCGTAAAAAGATTATAGACCGACTGCGATTACAAAAAACGCCATCTGTGTTTGTAGACAGTAACATATTGCATTATGGACGCAAGGAACACGAGTGGCATCGCTATAGCTTAGGATCAGTTTATCCTGACTCTGGGACTTACTTTTTTAATGAGTTAGACAAAACCAAATGGGATACATTTAGCGCATGGCACAACATCGAGCTAAAGCCTTGGCGATCGACTGGCAATCATATCCTTATACTATGCCAGCGTCCTAAAGGGTTTAACATGTTTACAGATCAAGAAGCATGGTTAGATAGTACACTAGCTAAAATACGTCAGCATAGTGCTAGACCTATAATGATTCGCATGCACCCTGGTGATGGCACACGCTTCAAACAAATAGAAAAGATACAGAAGAAGTACGGCAAAACGGTTACTATTAGCGAACACGAAAACATACGTGATGCCTTAGTTAACTGTTGGTGTACAGTGGGACTCAACAGCACGCCTAATGTTGTGGCTGCTATCGAGGGTGTGCCGGGTTATATAGAAGATCCTATTAGATCCTGGGCCGCTGATGTTGCATTTACAGATCTCAGTTTAATAGAAAATCCTCCCCTGCCTGATCGATCTAACTGGATTCACAAGATAGCAAACATACACTGGAGCAACGATGAAGTACGCTCTGGTAAGCTATGGGCAGCGATCAAACACTATATTTCTTCTTCTCGTTAATAAATTTAGGCAAGTCTTTTCTTGTGCCCTTAGCAGTCCAAATTACACTGCTAGGGTGCATGTCCCAGTCAATCAAGGACATTGGAAGATGCCCGCTAGTATACTTAGGCACAATCTGATCTAGGATGTCTTGATCAAGCCCCCAATAAATGTAGTCCTGCTCAAGGCTGGTTTTTAATGCTTGTGCATATTCGTCAAGAAACTCTTGACTACGCCCTTGAGGATGCACATACATTCCGCCTGCTAGTATGCGGGCTTTGCGTCCTGTGATCTTGTGCAGGTAAAAGTCATGCTCGGTACTCAGAGCAGGTAGTGCACCACGTACAACAGCGTCTACATCCATGCTCATAAAACGTTTGCCACGACCTATTTCTGCAAGTCTAATAAATCTAGCACAAGCATAGTATGTCTTTTGCATGCGATGATGCAGGTTAATATCCTTGCCTTTGCCCATGGCATTAACAGTACGGTCAAACTGTGACTTGCGTAATTCATCTGTAGGGACAGGTGACCATTTGTTAGCAGCAGGTACAAACATCTCTGGAGCAACATTCTCATAAGTTACACTAACACCAGTTTGGCTAGCACAATAATCTAACTGTGCAGGCGTAGGATTAAAGATATGCAAGTGCAGGTGATCTTGTGTATGCGCACGTATGCTGCCAATTAGTGCCGGTCCAAACTCAGCAAAGTATTCAGAATCACAAGCTCCGTAAATGAAGAAGTCTACTGGCATGTCAGCGCCGTGTATTTCTGGTAATATCATATGGCGTATTTAATAGCATTAAATATCTATCATGATTAAAACTATTGCCTATTTCCCGTTACAGTGCTCATTAAACAGTGTGCCAGTAATGAGTGCTGTGTTAGATTGCTTACAGGCCCGAGGAATACAAACACAAGAAAATTCATTAAACAGTGATGCCGCAGTAATTTGGAGTGTACTGTGGCAAGGTCGGATGAGCAAAAATAAAGAAATCTATGATGAGTATCGGCGCCAGGGCAAACCTGTTATCATCATAGAAGTGGGTGCGCTGTATCGTGGGCAAACATGGAAGGTTGCAGTGGATCACATTACTCGTGCTGGATATTATGGTCACGAAACTGACTTAGATTGGGACCGTCCTAGAAAATTAAAAGTTAGTAACGCAATCATTGTAGGTGCTAAACCAGAGATTGTTATTGCTGCCCAACATCGCAACAGTTTGCAAACAGCATCAATTCCTAACCTGGAACAATGGGTGCTGGATCAAATTGATCTTGTACGTCAGTATACTGATAGGCCAATTGCAGTAAGACCACATCCTCGTTGCCGTTTAAATTTAAGCAAATTACCACGTGGGGCAACACTAGAACAACCTCGTCCTGTGGCCAACACATACGACAACTTTGACATGCACTATGATTGTCATGCTGTGATCAACTACAATTCTGGCCCAGGTATTCAAGCAGCTATTGCAGGATGCAGGCCTGTAGTTGATCAATCGAGCCTGGCATGGCCAGTTGGTATACAACTAACAGATATCGAAATTCCTTATACAGTAAACAGAGATTTATGGTTAACACAAATTTGCCACACAGAATACACACTAGATGAATTAAAAGGAGGTCTATGGCTAAACAGAATAGCACCAGCACTGAGCCGATAGATTGTGCGTGTGTAATACACGGATCTGGCTATAGTTGGGATTATGTAGAACGGCTACGGAATATGCTGATGCGTAATCTTTCTCCAGATATTCGCTTTCATGTATACACTGAGCCAGAAAGAAAAGTCCCAGAGTACATGATTAAACACAATCTAGAACTGTGGCCAACTATCAACGGTCCTAAAAAGTCTTGGTGGTACAAACTACAATTGTTTAATCCAGAGCATCATCAAGGCAACTTATTGTATTTTGATTTAGACACGGTGATCATACGTGATGTTAGTTGGATGACTCGATTACCTACTCAACACCTTTGGGGCATTCGTGATTTTAAATACTTACAAAAACCTAACTCTATGTCGTTGAACAGCAGTATCATGTGGTGGAATGTATCGCATCTTGCTCATGTATGGAGCGATTTTAAAAAGTCCGGCATTGTAGATACTGCAAATCGTTTTCGTGGTGATCAGGACTATTTGCAGGCTGTGCTGGGCCACAAGAAAATGCAGTTCTTTGGAGAAGATCAAGTACAAAGTTGGCGCTGGCAGTGCTTAGATGGTGGCTATGATTTTAAAAGCAGAACACATTGTAAGCCCGGAATAGGCACACAATTTAATGATAATACTTCAGTATTAGTTTTTCACGGCAACCCCAAACCACATCAAATTAGCGATAAAGTAGTACAAAAACACTGGTGCTAAAACGGTTGACCAATTAATACCTTTTTGTTATAATAGAAGCATACAAACACAAAAGGGAGCTTAAATGATCACTCACGGCGACATGGTAGTTTACAAAAACATTGGCACTTACCACCTAGTAAGTGACGACGGTTATGATGAGGACAGTGACACATGGTATGACCCCGAAGAACAGCATTATGAAGTACGCCACTTTTCAGGACTGACTGTAACTGCTAGCACAGTCAAAGAATGTAAGAAGTGCCTGGATGATTTTGAAACGACTGCTATGGAAATCCGCGAAGCTATCAACAAGTTGGCCTTGTACGGCTATCGTGTGTTTAAAGAGCAGGAATATAAAGATACCTGCACAGACCCCAACGGCCTAAAGGCATTTGCCCGGGACTTCTTGCCGTAAGAATTGTGTGGCAAAAAAGCCACACTTGTTTTGGTTGACCAAAATATCCCAATTTGCTATAATATAAGCATAGTAAGAAATAAGGAGCCACAAATGAACTTCGAACAAGCAATGGAAATCGTCCAGCAATATCAAAAAGATTGGGCCCTGCCCGGACTGCTGGAAACTCTGATGCAGATGAACAGCGACGAAGATGACTTGACATATATTCAGCGCCGTGCCAGCCGCGTGGTTTTTAACGAGATGGGTAAACTGTTTGCCCCTGCATAAAACGGTTGACCAATAAATCCCAATTTGCTATAATATACACATAAAGAAACAAAAGAAAGTCAAAATGTATAGAGTAGATAATTCGTTGCTTTTTCGCAACATTCAAGCACTTGACAAATTTCTTCAGGAAAATCAAGGTAAAACTTTTGTAATAGAATACATTACCAGCTATATGCTTGGTGACCCAATGGAACAATAAGGTTGACCAATAATTCAACTTCAGCTATAATATAATTTTAACGCACACAAAAGGAGCCAACCATGAGTGCAATTCGTATCGTTCGCGGTGAGTACCGCAACAAGTCCGTAGCCAACCAAGTGTTTACCCTTGTGACAGGCTTTCAATCTGGTGCTAAAGGTAACTATGTTACTGTTAAAAATGATGGCGCCTTCCCTAACTGTCCTGATACGATTCGTATCCGCGTTGACAACATCTCAGACATAGAGTATACTAACGGCATGCCTACAGAAAACACAGTAAAATTTGAACAGCCTGCCCCAGTTGCAGAAACTGATGAGCAAGCAATGGATCGTATCCGCGAGCGTTTTGAGATCCTGCACGAAATGACCAAAGCCACAGTGTCGGGCGACATTCGTGCAATGATTGTTAGCGGCCCTCCTGGTGTGGGCAAGAGCTTTGGTGTAGAGCAAGAGATTGACAAAGCAACTATGTTTGACAAGCTCGCGGGCAAACGACTCCGCGCTGAGGTTGTTAAGGGCAGTGCCACTCCTATTGGTTTGTACCAAACTCTGTACAAGTATTCTGATCCCAACTGTGTTGTGGTGTTTGACGACTGTGACTCGATCTTGCTTGACGACGTGTCTTTGAACTTGCTCAAAGGCGCCTTGGACTCAGGTAAGAAGCGTAAGATTTCCTGGTTGTCTGAGTCCAGCACTTTGCGCCGCGAAGGCATTCCTGACAGCTTCGAGTTCAAAGGTTCAGTTATCTTTATCACGAACTTGAAGTTTGACGGCATGAAGTCGCAAAAGTTGCGTGACCACTTGGATGCTTTGCAATCACGTTGTCACTACCTGGACTTGACTCTGAACACCATGCGTGATCGACTGTTGCGTATTCGTCAGATTGCCGCAGACGGCGAGTTGTTTGCAGACTATGAGTTTGATACTTGTGTACAAGACGAGATCATTGAGTTCATGGACACCAACAAAGATCGTTTGCGTGAAGTGTCGTTGCGTATGGCAATCAAGATTGCAGACTTGCGCAAGATGTCAGTGCTGAACTGGAAGCGTTTAGCAGAAACAACTTGTATGAAGAGTGCCTAATATGGCAGGATGGCTAGGCTTCTGGTTCTTGTTGTTTACTGGACACTGGTTCCTAGCCATCATAGTTTTATTAGTTTTAGCAGGAGATTGATATGTTTGAAATTTGGGACGGCGACTTGTATCTCTACTCTGTGGACACAAGGTATGAAGCAGACGAACAAGAGGAAGCAGGGTTTACTGTAAAGGAAATTGCACATGGATAAGTTTGAGCAAATTGCCAAGCTGGCAGAAGCATATAGTTTGATTACAGAAGTAGTCAATGCTAACGATGAGCATGCAGAACATTTGCAAGATATTGCTAACACTCTTGCAGACATCTCAGATGAAATTGAAGGCATTGAGGTAGGATAACCCCGCAGTGTGACGTAAGGGCAATGTCAATAAGTCCCTTCCGATAAGGACTAATATGGACAGCTCAGATAAAGCATTTTTTGGAACCATCCTGGCATTGTTTGCTTTGATGACTGGGCATCCAGGTTGGGCGTTTTTGATCTTTTTGATTGCGGTGTTGTAATGACTTGGGTAGTATGGAATTGGATCAATGTGTTTTGTATATTCTTCAGCGGCTGGGTTGCGGCACGTTGTTTTAACCAAAACAATACTTGGTTAGGGTGGGGGAATGTTTTTGCAAGTGCTGTAAATCTTGCAATTGTTTTAGTTAGGATAGATTTTTAAGTTTCCCGGGCATTGGTTGGCTCCGGCCCGGGCTTTATGGCAGGTACCCTTTAAACGGTACCTGTCTTTTTGACTTGCGTCATACAATGCTATATACTAGCATATGACCTTTTGCTATTCGCCCTGGACTAACGTTGATATAAGTCCACAAGGAGACATTACTCCATGCTGTAAGTTTCGAATGGCTTCACACGGACAGAAATACAACATACAAAAAGATACTTTAGGAGAGTATCTTGGGAGTGCCGTTTTAGCTGAAATTAAGCAGACATTTAAGCAAGGTAGCTGGCCTGCCGGTTGCGAACGATGTCAAATTGAAGAATCTAACAATATACAAAGCAAAAGGCAGTTAGATTATCAACGATGGCATGAGCAATACACACAATACCAGATGGATAGCAATCAGTTTATTACTGGTAGCATAGCGTTTGGTAATACATGTAATCTCAAATGCATTACTTGTCACCCATATAGTAGTAGTCGTTGGCAACAAGAATATCAAGATATATATAAAATCAATGTAGACAATGTGCGATTTTATCGCAACGACTTTGTTGAAAAGTTTATTGAGCAGGCTCCAAACATTGTGCATTTAGATGTACCAGGTGGCGAGCCACTACTAAGTGGGGTCGCAGAACAACACCAATTGCTACAGCATTATGTAGACTCTGGGCAAGCAAAAAACATCACTTTACATTATACTACTAATGCAAGTTTATTTCCGGAAAGCAAATGGTGGGAGTTGTGGGGCCACTTTAAAGAGGTTGATTTACAACTCAGTATAGACGGCGTTGGCGACAGATATGAATACATAAGATATCCAGCTAACTGGTCCACGCTAGAAGAAAACGTAAAACAATATATCGCCAAACAGTCTGCTAATATTAGATTAAGTGTGAGTCATACTGTTAGTGCCTACAACATCTATTATCTTGACGAATTCTTTACATGGTGCTACAATATAGGATTACCTACTCCGTGGTTAGGGCGAGTACATTCTCCATCCCATATGCAGCCAGAAGTTTGGCCAGATGGTGCAAAGGAATATATTGTTAAACATCTACAGTCTAGTAACTATACTGATGTAGTACAGTGGGCGTCATTACTTAAAAATACAGATAACAGTGCAATGTTTGACTCATTTAAAAAATACTTGCACCAACATGACCAGTATAGAAATACAAATTTTATTAAAACCTTTCCAGAATTAGCTACTTACATATGAAACAATGCACAATACAAATACGCGATGAGGTGAACATCAAAATAGAAGGACTTGACCTTGATGTGCGTAAAAAACTAGTAAACACTTTTAAGTATGAGAATCCGGCTGCACGTTACTTGCCAGCTGTGAGACTAGGCCGGTGGGATGGTAAGATAGCATACTTCCAACTTGGCGGCAGTACTTACACTAACTTATTGCCTGAGATCATTCCTATTCTTGAACAGTACGGTTATGATATTGAATTAGATGATCAGCGTGACTATTCGAACATGTTCCAGTTTGATACTATGCTTGAAGACACGTTCTCTAATATAATGTGGCCTAAGGGACACCCAATGGCAGGCCAGCCTATAGGCCTGCGTGACTACCAAGTGGAGATTGTTAATAACTTTTTAGAAAATCCGCAGTGCATACAGGAAGTAGCAACAGGTGCAGGTAAAACAATTATGACTGCATCACTAAGTTGGAACGTGCAGAAGTATGGGCGCTCAATTGTTATTGTGCCAAACAAAAGTCTAGTAACACAAACAGAAAAGGACTATGTTAATTTAGGACTAGATGTTGGTGTTTATTTTGGCGACCGCAAAGACTATGGCAAAACACACACTATTTGCACTTGGCAAAGTCTAAACAACTTGCTTAAAGATTCTAAAGAAGGCACAGCAACATATACTATCTCTGACTTTATGGAAGACGTAGTATGTGTTATTGTTGACGAAGTACACATGGCAAAAGCAGATGCACTAAAAACCTTGCTCACAGGCGTAATGGCAAAAGTGCCAATTCGTTGGGGGTTAACTGGTACTGTGCCAAAAGAAAAGTTTGAGAGTCAAGCATTGTTAGTCGGACTTGGTCCAGTTGTTAGCAAGCTAAGTGCTAGCGAGTTACAGGATCGTGGCGTGCTAGCGCAGTGCCACGTTAACATTGTGCAGTTAATTGACCACGTGGAGTACTCGAACTATCAAAGTGAGCTTAAATACTTGCTTGAGGAATCTGGCAGACTAGACACTATGGCGGATCTGGTACGCCGTGTAAACGAAACAGGCAACACACTTGTGCTAGTAGACAGAACAGAGTGTGGCAGACAACTAGTAGATCGTCTTGGCGACGGTGCAGTGTTTGTATCAGGGGCTACCAAGGGCAAAGAAAGACAAGAACATTATGATGAAGTGGCTGACGCAACAGATAAAATCATTGTGGCAACTTATGGTGTGGCTGCTGTTGGTATTAACATTCCCCGTATTTTTAATCTGGTGCTTATTGAGCCTGGTAAGAGCTTTGTTAGAGTCATTCAGTCGATTGGCCGTGGCATACGTAAAGCTGAAGATAAGGATCATGTTCAGATCTGGGATGTGACATCCACGTGCAAGTTTGCCAAGCGCCACTTGACCAAACGCAAACAGTTCTATAAAGAGGCTAACTATCCGTTTACCGCGGAGAAACTAGACTGGATGAAGATAAAATAATTGACAATGCACAACTAAGGTGTTATTATAGTAGCATGAGAATACTTACATTAGACAATCAAACTTACGACTTAGATCATTTGCCAGAAGAAGTAGATGACATGCGATTTGCAATTCTTGACAATTCAAATCCTTTAGATCCAGACTATCACTTTATCCCATTAATCTTTTTAGAATCGTTTAACTCACCTGCATTGGTATTGCGTATCGGAAACAGTACTATACGCATGCCCATGGACTGGCAAATTCTAATTGGTGAACCAGATATTGGCGACTTAGAAGTACTGCCTTTAACTAGTATTAATGATCGTGGATTTAAAGCATTTCAGTTTAATCCTCTAAGCAGCTTCCGTCCTAGCTTTCCAGAGATTGAAATTCTAGATGTGTATCATGAAGTGTCGTGGTATGCACCTAAGCTCAAGAACGGACAGATGCTAAGTGTGCCTATTACAGATGGTGATCAACCTGACTGTGTGTATTTTGTTAAAGACGTAAGTCGTAACTGTGAAATCGTGGACTATAATAAGGCCTGGTGATGTTTAAAGAACCTGAATTAATAAACTTGATCAAGCGTATGATTGCTATGTATTCTGAAAGCTACCCAGAGGACAAGGAACAACTAGAACGTTTTCAACGTTGGGTACTAAACGCCTGGGGTTACAAAGACGATGGGCAGTCTTAAACCCGGCGGTACTTACATCTACGAGCGAGCAGATGGTGTTATCTATGCTCGCGAGTTTGGCCAAACTGAACGTCATGTTGTAGGATACGAATCTGGTAGGGAATATGATCTAAATGGCGCGAACAAGCGGATGATGAGTGATCTCAACGAAGCCATTAAAATGTGCGAAACAGATCCGGCAATGAAAGAGTTGTTGGATCAGCTATTTGTAATGTATAATCTAAAGAAAACACATGAGTGACAAATTAACCATTGCTAACGAAATGAAGATGTTCGACCTTAAGGTACGAAACTTCTATGACGAACTAACTGATGAAGAGCGCAAAAAGTTTGCCCCGTTTCTTATGATCCGGTGGGGTTCAGCAGTAGAAGGTTCACGGGAGCTACAAGAGTTCTACGTAATTGCTACTAATGAGCGACTGAACAAACACTTCTTCAACATTAACTCAACTAGACATCGTAAACTGCAATGGCTTATGGCTACTAGTGTAAGTCCAGACCTAGGAACGTTCAAACACAATTGGATTGCTCCTAAGAAGAAAGAAGCCGGTGCTGGCTCAATGAAAAAGCAACTAGCAGAGTTGTTCCCACATTACAAAACAGATGAGATTGACTTGCTAGCATCCATTACAACTAAAAAAGAATTAGATGAATACTTGCGTAAGCATGGGACAGACAAAAAGTAAATTTGTTTGCGAGTTTTGCAAAAAAGAGTTCGCTCGCGAAAGCTCTATAGTTAGCCACATGTGCGAGGCTAAACGTCGACGACTGGAATCTAGTGAGCGCGGTGTTCAGCTAGGCCTACAAGCATACACACATTTTTATAGAATAGTACAAGGTGGTGCTAAAGCCAAAACGTTCAATGACTTTGCAGACAGCCCCTACTACAAAGCATTTGTTAAGTTTGGTCGTTACTGTGTGGACACACATGTGATCAATCCGCCGCGCATGATTGATTGGCTGTTAAAGAATAACAAGAAGATTGACAACTGGTGCAGTGATAGGATCTATACAGAATACTTGCTGTTCTATTTGCCATCTGAAGCAGTTGATGACGCACTAGCTAGGGCAATAGAATACAGCATGAACTGGAATGAAAAGACTGGACACCCGCCACATGACTGTTTGCGATATGGTAACGCTAATGCTATATGTTACGCAATAACAAGTGGTCGTGTTAGTCCTTGGGCAATTTATAACTCAGAGTCTGGACAGAAGTTTCTAAGCGAGCTCAACACAGAGCAGGTAGCAATAGTATGGCCCTATATTAACTCTGATGTATGGCAAAAGAAGTTTAAGGAGCACCACAAGGATCAACTGTATGCTCAAGAAATTTTAACAAAGGCAGGATGGTAACATGGAATTAGTTTTTTTATCTTTAGCGTTGTTGCAGATTAAACACTGGTACATTGACTTTGTGAATCAAGACGAGGAAGAAGTCAAATACAAAGCAGAGTACATGGACTGGCGAGGACTTAAACACAGTCTCAAACAAGGTGTTGGTACAGCATTAGTGTTGATCTTGTGTACAGTAGACCCGGTATGGGCATGGGCGCTAAGTGGCATTGACTTCTTGGTTCACTATCACGTTGACTGGATGAAGATGAATTACGGTAATCGTGATATTAAAACTCCCCAGTTCTGGGCACATCTCGGGCTAGATCAAATGGCTCATCAATTGACTTACATAGGCATTATTGCTATACTAACATTATGATCAAAAGTATTAACGGCGGCACAGGTATTCAGGTTAATGGTGGTAACTATAACACCTGGCCTACATTTTACAATACAGCACAGTCTACTGGCAACACCGCAATTGGACAAGTTCGCTACAACGGTAGCAGTCAGAACCTAGAAGTTTATGATGGCAACTCATGGTTGATCATGTCGTCAGCATATCCAACTATTGAGCTATCAGGTGATGTGCAATCAGTTTTAAGCTGGGCCAGAATGAAGATGGCAGAAGAATCGCGTATCAAAGAACTTGCTGCCAAGCATCCGGCGGTAGCAGATGCATTAGAAGCAGTAGCAAAAGCAGAAGAACAGGTTAAGATTGTGGCTGCATTGGTAGATACAGCATGAGTGCAGATATTGACATTGACTTTGCTAACAGAGACCTAGTGTTGAAACTGATTCAACACACCCCGGCACGATTAGAACTTAGTGACAATGTAGCCCGTAAACACAACTCTGGCGTGTATGTAACAGAGATCCCGTTTGATCCAATAAACGACTGTGCGGCTATTGATTACGAAACAGCAGAAGCTCGGGGCTATTTCAAGCTGGACTTTTTGAATATGAGTGTGTACTCTTTGGTGCAGAGCCCCGAACACTATGAGCAGATGTTAGGGACAACTCCACCTTGGCAACGACTATGGTCTGACCCAGAATGGGCCAAACAACTAGCACATGTGGGTAACTATACAGACTTGTTAAAAACAATGAAGCCAGACTCTATTCCTAGGCTGGCTGCGTTTATTTCGATTATTAGGCCCGGTAAAGCACACTTACAAAACAAGCCCTGGGCAGAAGTGTTTGCTAGTGTATGGGATGGTGATACAACTAGGGGATATACGTTTAAAAAGGCACATGCTATTTCTTATGCGGCTTTAGTAGCGTTACATATGAACTTAATCAACACGCCTAACCAAAGTAATTGATTTACGTTTGCTCTTCTTGCGAGCAATATCCATTAAACTGCACACAGGGCCGTGCAGTATTTCTAGATCCTTGTTACTAAAAGTGCGTAAAGTACCGCGGAAACGATCCCATTCTCCTCGCAAGAATATGTTAATTGGGATAGAGTGATTACTTTCCCACCACCAAGTGTTAGCTAGCTCTAAGAAAGCTACCTTATCAGTTTGATCAACAATATTCCCAAAGTCGTAGATTGTTGTAACCGCTTCGTCGCGGTTTTGAACGATACCCACATATTCGTTGTTTGCATACACGCACAGCGTTATGAAAGGGTACTTTTCAGCCAATTTTGCAAAGATATCATTGCCCATAAATATTAATCGAGGATCCTATGTATTCAACCACCGTTTACTTATACCAGCAAATTACCAAAGTATTATTGATTGACACCGGTGGTGGCTATTTCACAGCGAGGTATGACACAGTGTATGCAAAAACTTTAACCATTAACAAAGGCGTTGATAACGTGCTTTTGTTTGAATTTATCAACCAAGATCAAAAGCCTGTAAACGTTACAGGCAGCACATTTGTGTTTCGTTTGATTACACAAAACGGTGATGAATTACTGTTGTCCAAGGACATGGAAATACTCAGTGCGGCGCTAGGCCGAGTCAAAGTGGTGCTAAACACAGCAGATACTATTAACTTCCAAGCACAACCTGCTAGCTATTCAATACAACGCTCACAAGGAAGTTATGTGCAGGCAGCATTTGTTGATGACAACTCTGGTGCTAGAGCAGACTGCAACATTGTGGATTCAATACTTCCGCAATTTCAAGACAGTGCTAACCTAACTATTCCAACAATATATGGCCCTACTAGTTGGCCTACAACTCCTCCTAACAACAACTGGCCAGATTGGGCGCTTACCCCGCAACCAATTAACTTTACACAAACAACTGAGTATTTCTCTAGTCAAATTCCTACAACTGGTGCTAGCTTAACTACAATCAAAATGGACCTGTTGAATTTTACAGGGACAATCAAAGTTGAAGGCGCAGAAGATTATGAAGCCGCTTGGTACAATGCAACAGACAGTACACAGTACATGTCCTACACAGGAACCATTTATATCAACGTAGTTGGTTTTCATCCGCTGTTGCGAGTAGCATTTAACCAAAGTCAAGGTTGGGGAGCTCAAGCCACTGCTACAGTAGTAGATGGTGTAGTTACAGGAATTACTTTGACTAACCCTGGTTACAATTACATCGCCGCTCCTAACGTGGTTATTCTTGGTAATGGTTCTGGTGCTACTGCAACAGCTACATTAGCTAGCGATGGTGGCTGTGGCCCTATTACTGTTACTGACGGAGGCAATGGTTATTTGCCTGTAACGTTTGGCAATCCTGTTATGGCAGGGGTTGTAATAAACAACGGAACTGTTACCAATTTGATGTACCGCTAGTAATAAATCTGTTATAATTAACAGATGCTAGACATCTTAAGTTATCTACCTGCAAAGCGCAAGCAAACACCTTCTGGGTGGCTCAGCTTCAATGCGCCTTGCTGCCAGCATAACGGCTCTAACCAAGACAAGCGTGGACGCGGCGGGCTCAAGGCAACCGAAGCAGGTTGGAGCTATCATTGTTTCAACTGCGGCTTTACTGCTAGCTTTACGCTGGGACGAACAGTTAGTTACAAGGCTAAACGATTCCTAGGTTGGCTCGGTGTACCAGAAAATGAAATTGAACATCTTAATCTGGAAAGTCTACGACACAAAAGCATACACGGTTTAATAGATGAACGTGCAAAGTTGGTTCAAGTCTTGAGCGATGTTAAGTTCGAAGAGTATGACGACTTCCCGCCTTATTCAGAAGTAGTCACTCCAGAGTATCCAGCATACTGGGACTACATTCGCAAGCGCAAAGTACCAGAAGACTTCCCGGTTATGACCGCGATCAAGAATGATGGTATTCACTGGGTTAGACCTTTTGTGCTAGTGCCGTTTACATTTGAAAATACAGTAGTAGGTTGGAGCGCTAGATTCTTAGACAACAAGTCACCCAAGTATATTAATCATTCGCAGCCGGGTTATGTGTTTGGCACAGATTTACAAAAGCCGGACTGGCAACATGTGTTGGTTATGGAAGGCTTGTTTGATGCTCTAAGTATTGATGGTCTTGCTGTGATGCATAACACTATTAGTGATAGCCAGGCAAGACTTATTCGTAGCTTAGGCAAAGAAGTTACAGTGATTCCGGATCAAGACAAGGCTGGGCTGGAGTTGATCGATCGTGCAGTTGAACTAGGCTGGGCAGTAAGTATACCTAACTGGGAACCTGGAATCAAGGATGTGAACGATGCTGTGATAAAGTATGGCAAGTTAGGAACGCTACTAACTATACTTGAAGCCAGAGAAACTAGCAAAATTAAGATAGAAATAAGGAAGAAGCAACTTGCTAAAAGATTATTCAGTTGACGTGCAACGTCTGTTTTTAGAAATGATGTTAGAGGACGCATCCAGTTATGTGCGTATTCAAAACATTTACAATCCTGAAAACTTTGACAAGAGTTTAAGACCTGCGGCCGAGTTTATCAAAGATCACTCTGCCAAGTACAGCACGTTGCCGGACAAAACACAAATCGCGGCTGCAACAGGTGTTAAGTTGCAAACTGTGCCAGACTTAAATGACGGACACTTTAACTGGTTCATGGAAGAGTTTGAATCGTTTACTAAACGCCAAGAACTTGAACGTGCTATCCTTAAGGCAGCTGACTTGCTGGAGAAAGGCGAGTTTGATCCGGTTGAGAAACTAATCAAGGATGCAGTGCAGATTAGTTTAACTAAAGACTTAGGCATGGACTTTTGGGCAGACCCAGAGGCTATGTTTACCAAGTACTTTGATGCAGGTGGACAAGTAAGCACAGGTTGGCCACAAATGGATCGACTGTTGTATGGTGGATTCAGTCGTGGTGAACTCAACATCTTTGCAGGTGGATCTGGTTCTGGTAAATCTCTTGTGATGATGAACATTGCGCTGAACTGGGTACAGCAGGGCTTGCACGGCGTGTACATTTCCCTAGAACTTTCGGAAGAACTAACTGGCTTGCGTACAGCAGCCATGTTAACTGAAATGAGCACCAAGGACATTCGCAAGGACAAAGAAACTGCGGCTCTCAAAGTTAAGATGGTTGGACGTAAAGCAGGTAGCTATCAAGTTAAAGCATTGCCAGCACAAAGCAACATTAATGACATTCGTGCATTCTTGAAAGAGTATCAGATTAAAACAGGGCACAAAGTTGACTTTATGATGGTTGACTACTTGGACTTGCTGATGCCTGTAAGTGCTAAAGTTAGCCCCAACGACTTGTTTGTTAAGGACAAGTATGTGTCGGAAGAATTGCGTAACTTAGCAAAAGAGCTACAAATCCTAATGGTAACTGCATCGCAGTTGAACCGAAGTGCTGTGGAGGAGATTGAATTTGATCACTCACACATTTCTGGTGGTATTTCAAAGATTAACACAGCTGATAACGTGTTTGGTATCTTTACAAGTCGTGCAATGAAAGAGCGCGGCAAGTATCAGATCCAGTGTATGAAGTCTCGAAGCTCGACCGGCGTTGGTCAAAAAATTGATTTGGAGTACAACATTGAAACTATGCGCATTACTGATGAAGGTGGGGACGAAAACGGCTACAACAAGCCACAAAGTTCCATTATGGAAAGTATCAAAGCCAAAAGCCAAGTCAAGGCTGCTGATGCCATCGAAGGCAACGCTCCTGTTAAATGGGAGCGACCAACAGGAACCCCCGCTTGGGAACAGCCTGCAAAAGTTAACGCAGACGTGCAAAGCGCTAAACTAAAGCAACTGTTGGGGCAGATTAAACCAAGCTAATCTTATATGTCAGTTACGTTTATAGTGAGTCCTAGTAGCCCACTGTAACGCACCTGGTCTGTGCGATTCCAGCCTTCGTGCCAGGTGTTGTGATAGTTCATGTGCCACCAACCGTCTCCAAAGTTTGTTGGCATGCGTATGGGATTAACTCGATCCTGTGTATCATAGAAGTATGTGCTTAGATCAGGATTGTCTGAATCAGAGAAATACACCATGCCAGTAGCAATTAACTGACGATAGTCACAGTGTATATCGTTAATAAAGCCCGGAAGATCCTTAGTAAATTCTATATGTGTGCGACTTTTATTAAACATTTCGTCTGCACTCAGTCCCCAGGTAACATCAATGCTTTGGTAGTGTTCGTACATCCAGTCAATCATTCTGCGCTTAAATGCATCGCTGCCAAAGTATCTACTGATGTATGTTAGTGCTTGATTTTCCCATTTGGGCCGCATGCATTTAAATCTTGTGCCAGGCCAGGGATCGTGCCCAACAGGGGCAACCATACCGTGAGGAACCCACTCTTCGCTTTCAAGTTCTTGTATTACTTGCTCGCGAGTGTAGGGCATGTTGAGGTGAGTTTGGGAGATTAACCAACGACGATCTTGTATGTCGATACTAAATTTTGATTGCATATGATATCCTAATACATATTTAATATCATGAACAAAAACTCTAAATTATATTGCGCCTGGGCAGATGCTGGTATAGCACTGCATAATTCTGGACGTTGCTTGCTTTGCTGCCATAGTCAAACCTATTTGCAAGACTCCAACAAACAGGAATTGTACTTGGATACTAACTCCTTGGAAGATGCATGGAACAGTCCCACTCGCAAACAAATTCAAGATTCACTAGAAGCAGGTATTCAGCACCCTAACTGTAGTGCATGCTGGAATGAAGAAAATGCAGGGCGTCAAAGTCGCAGACAAGTAGCTAATCAGCAGTTTGCAGACATGGACGCTAATCCTGTTAGACCTAAACTAGTAGATTTAAAGCCCGGAAATACATGTAATCTTGCTTGCAGAACCTGTTGGCCTGAAGTAAGTAGCAAATGGTACCGGGACTACTGGGAACTAGAAGCACGCAAACAAGAACCAGACTACAAGAAATATCTAGCCAGCTGGGGCAGAATCCGTAGCAGTTACGACCAAGACAATCACGAGTTATGGTCAGAACTGCAAGAGTGGCTAGGAGATATCCAGTACTACGATATCTACGGTGCAGAACCTATGCTATTAGATCGTGTGTTTGATATTCTGCAACATGCAGTTGATACAGGACTAGCACCTAGTCAAAGTTTACACATCAATACCAATGGCACAATCTGGAATCCCAAGTACATCGATATCCTAACCAAGTTTAAACATGTAGCACTGGATATCAGCATAGACGGAATTGGTCCGCACTTTGATTACATACGCTACGGCGAGACCTGGAGCACCATAGAACGCAATCTAGATCGTTATCAAGAACTGGTACGCAACCATCCCAATATCAGCATGAACATTTGTGTTACTGTGTGCGCTTACAACATCTGGTACTTGGATGAAATTCAGCAGTACTTTGCAGATAGAAAGATTGGACGCTTCTTTAACATGGTGCATCATCCAGAACATATCAATGTACGGGTGTTGCCAGATTCTGTTAAAGTTCAAGTAAGGGAAAAGCTAAAAAATGCTGGGCCACAGATTGCTAGTGTGCTAGACTTTATGGACATGCCACTAAACAATCAAGCAGAGTTATGGGCTAAGTTCTGGAGCACAACAAAAAAGCTAGACCTGTTGCGACAACAAGATCTAGCTAGTACATTCCCTGAATTCTGGGAATTGATTAAGTGATAGAACCGCTAATTACTGCGAATCGTATAACAGGCTGTTCGTTCAGCGAGCCGCCAGTTCTGTTTATAACAGTAATACTAGCATTTCCTGTATTACAAACAGGGAACCATTGATAAGCCGATGTTGTGCCGCCTGATACGTGATTGATAATCATAACGTCAGTGTTGTGGATAGTAGAATTAGTTAATACAAACGTAGCAGTGGCCCCAGCAGCCAACGCACCTGATGCCATGGTGATCTGACCCGATGGTTTGTTTAGAGTAACGCCGCCATTCTTACCACCACTTTGTGTCACTGTACCACCTGCCCCTACACCGTAACCTACTGTACCACCGTCGGTCAAAGTAACATGGCCTGTTGTGCTGATGTTTCCGGTAGCACTGATAATTCCAGGAGTTAGTATGTTACCCCCAGCAATGTTGCCAGTGACGTTTAGATTGCCCAGCACGTTGCCAGTGACACTGATATTACCGCCGACGTTTAAATTGCCACCAATGCCCACACCTCCAGAAACCACAAACGCACCAGTTGTTGAGCTAGTGCTTACAGTAGAATTAGTAATGGTTAAATTTGCATAAAGGTGATCAGGTGACCGACTATCGTCAAAAATCCAAATAGTTGTGCCGCCGTCGACGGTAACAAATTCAAACGCATAGTTACCTACTGCACCAAATGTAATAGTATTAGACACACCCGGTGTGCCCGGTGATGACCCAGCAATGGTTGAAATACCCTGGCTTACGGAAGCAGGCAGTGTTACTGTATGCGCGACATTGGTAATGTTAAAACCCACACGCACAGTACCTGCTGAGCCCGATGCTGGCCAGTTACTAAAGCTCAAACTGATGCTTCCTGTGGTGCTGATTTGTTGGAATGTAGCAGCAGAATAGTCAATATTAATACTACCAGAAGTTGCAGTAAGCGGCAAATAAGTGTAACTAACGTCATTTAATTTAACAGCATAAATCAAATTATCATTCATGTTGTTGTCCAGCGTGGTGCCGCTCAGTGCTGCCTTGAAAACCCCTACTGTTTGCAGATTAGTAATCTCATCAGCAGCGTACTGAAAATTGGTTTTGGTATTGGTAAAATTGTCACGCATGCCCTGCGTATTATTGGGCTGGCCGGCAACCGGATAGTTGCCGTCGATATCGTTTGCATTAATTTGACTAGTCATGAGTGTTCCTTGTATAATTACACGTTACTGATATTTATTGTTTTTCTAAATCCGCTAAATAATCCAAAGGCCCACGCATAATGCAAAAAAAGACACGTAGCTTGCTAGAAGAATTAGACTCGATGTATGTTGAGCGTGATCGTCGCCTTATAATCGAAACCAGGGCAGACAATATCATTGCCAGTGCTATTAGATTAGTAGAACAAATAGAGCAGGAATTCGGCGCAGAACAAGCTGAGAATTTGACTAGAAAATTGCTCAATGCAATAAGAACAAAAGATGCTGGGAAATTCTCCAGATCTGTTAGGAAAACAAATGCAGATTCATGAAATAACATTAAAAGAAGCATCAGTAGGCGGTGCTGTTGCAGGGGCAAAAACTGCACTAGGTGGGGCAGCATCATTAATCGGTGGTATTGGTTCAGCACTAGCGAGCAAAGCGGCACAATCACAAGGCATTGATATCTCCAGCAAACCCACAGCAGCTTCGCCAGGCAGCGCACAAGCAGCAGCAATGAAAGCAAGTGCCCCATTAGTACAGAGCTTGTCCAAGAAAGCAAACGAAACCTGGCTTCGAGAAGTACAAACTATGCTGGCCAAGAGCGAGCCTCCTGCTACTGCGGCAAGTCAACTAAAACTAACCACACTCAAAGTTGAGTTATTGGGCTTAGTAAACTCGCTAGTGGGTTTTGATACTACACAGTTGCCCAGTATGGACACAGGCAATGGTCAAGCAAAAGAAACAAATGCTAGACTAGCTGCCGCAATGGACGAAGTGATTGATGCTACAATTGCACCAAAACCTGATCCTTCAGCAATGAAGCGTGCCTGGGATAAAACAGCACTGTTTATTTCACAAGCACAAAACGTACAAGCATTTAACAAGTCTAATTCCGGTGGCACATCAAATGCAGCGGCTGAAATTACAGTGGGGCCAACTGGTGGATTACTGTATGATGGCAAGCCTTACAATGCTGGCAACCCACGTCACCAAGCCGCACAAGCCGCACTACAACAAAGCCTAACTGCAAAATGAAACTATTAAGAAATTTATTCGAAGGCGGTAACATCTTCAAAGACGAACAAGGTACTGAACTTACACAGCGTATAAATCAAGCTGACGTAGGTCCAACTGTGCAATGGCTTGAAGCACTAACAGGATTAGATCTTACTAATGAAAAGAGCCCTGTTGACGGATTGCCTGTTAAATGGCTAGGATCAACGGGCCGCAAATCAACCAGTGGCGACCTAGATTTATTAGTCAATGCAAATGAAGTATCTAAAGAACAACTACTAGAATTGTTAACGCAATGGGCTCAAAGCCAAGGCATTCCCCCGGATCAAATTCGCAATGGCGCTAAATTCCGCAGTGGTTGGGTAATGATGACTGGCAACAGCGTACATTTTAAAACACCCATTAATGGCGATCCACAAAATGGCTTTGTACAAACAGACTTTATGTTCTTTAAGAAGCCTACATGGAGTCAATTTGTATTAAGCAATGATCCTGCTAGTCAATATAAAGGCGCACTACGTAATATCATGCTTAATTCTATGGCTAAAGCTATGGGTTATAAGTTAAATCAAAATGATGGTATTCAAGACCGTGCTACAAATCAAATCATTACAGACGATCCTAATCGTGTGGCAAAGATACTGTTAAATCCCGGTGCTACTGCAAATGATTTATTATCAGTAGAAGCAATTTTAAATGCCTTAAAGAATGATCCTAAGCGTGAAGCTAAGATTGCAGACTTTAAAGCACACATGGAGCGTGAAGGTACGCCATTTGACGATACAATAAAAGAAAATGATGTGGGCTTTTTAGGCCGCTTGCGTGACCGTATTGTTAATCAAGGATATACTCCCTTAATTGAAGCTGAACAACCAGGTGTAGGTGGCAGAGCCAAAGGCATTGAACACTTAGAAGATCTAGTATTCCGCCGTGGCACACAAGGCATTGCAGACGCACTAGCTATTGTTGACCATGCAACTCAACAACCTAGCACTACTACTGCTAAATGGGACGGCAAGCCTGCTGTGATCTTTGGTCGTAAACCATCTACAGGTGAGTTTGTGTTAACTGACGGTTCTGGTTTTGAAGCCAAGGGCTATGACGGTCTAGCTACAAGTCCAAGAATGATGGCAGATATTCAAAGCAAACGTTCGGGAGACCGTACAGAACTAATTCAATTGTATGCTAATTTGTTCCCGGTACTAGATGCAGCCCTGCCCCCTAACTTCCGTGGATATGTTAAAGGTGATTTGTTGTACATGGATACACCTCCAGAAATTTCTGGCAATTATGTGTTCCGTCCCAACACTGTCGAGTATAGAATTCCAGCTAAGAGTCCCTTGGGTCAACGCATTGGCAATTCTAATATTGGTATTGCTATCCATTCGATGTATGCAGATGTAGGTGACGAACGCCAACCACTCAGCGGTGTGAGATTCAACGAAGTACCTGGCTTGATGTTAGAAAAGCCAGCGACTCCCAAAGCACTGGCAGCAGAGTCTAACGTTGTTAAACAACTCAAACAGTTGATCCGCACTGATGGGCGCAACATTGATGTGTTGTTTAATCCCACAGAACTGCGAGCACACAAGATCACTGATCTTGCTAAACTATGCGTGGACTATATTAACACCAAGGTTGGTACACCGCTGAACCCACAGACACTGTTGCCTGAGTTCGGCGAATGGCTGCAAACCAAAGTTACCCCGCAAAAGTTCCGTAACATTGTGGAGTACCTGCAAAGCCCTACATCAAACACACCTGCACTGGCCGCAGCGTTCTCTGCGTTCTTGTTGTTGCACGACTTGAAGATGGATATCTTGCGCCAAGCAGATACACAGCATCCAGGCCAAGAAGGTTGGGTCATGGCCACTCCTGCAGGCTATGCAAAAGCGGTAAATAGATTTGATCCCAACGCTTTTACTGCCCAGAATCGACAAAGAAATAACCCTCAAGGAGCGTGATTTTTGTCGCGATGGTAAATAAGTGTAGGGTCAAAAGACCCACAAACTTAAAGGAAAATTAAAATGGCTTATATTACCCCTGTAAATGGTGACGTACAACCGGTATTTGCACTTGACGTACAAAACGGTCCAGTAGCTGCTTCTGCTTCTACTGCTGCTACACCTGTTCAACCTGCTGGTCCTAAACTGGACTTCTTCCGTGCTGTTGCTAACACTACTGTTGTTTCTCAACAAGGTGTTCAAGAGTACGTTGCAAACGTTATCAACGCTATCCAACAAACTGCTACAATCGCAATGTATCAAGTTGATGGTACAGTATTGAGCTTTGCTACATACCCAACAGGCGCTTTCGGCAACGCTAGCACTCAAGCTGCTGGTTTCTTGTCTGCTGCTAACATTACCTACACAGGTTACCAGTTAGATAGCTGCACAAGCGTTGGCTTCAAGCTATCGACCTAATCAATTACTGATTAACAAACAAACCCAGGTTAGAAATATCCTGGGTTTTTTGTTGGCCGTTAAATACTGGCAGAATGAAAATCTTGTGCAGAACTCTTTTTGATTGCAGTGCTACTGGAGTCACCGGCCATTTTAGGCCCAGTCAGATTCCCTTCAACGACCGTGTGGGACAGTTGATCACCAATCAAAGTGATTGGAACTATGCACGCAATCAACAACGCAACTGGGAAACAGTTAATCAACTAATCGCACTGCGAACTCAGCCCGACAACATAACTCCGCTGCCTAATTTAGATGGTGTGTGGCAATTTGAATTTGAAGTGGACAATATCAATGTGTACGACGGTGCAGATGGTGAGCTATCAGGCTTGTTAAATGAATGCGCAGGAGTACCAATGGTAGCAGGTCTTCGTGAAACAAAAACAGATCAATCTGTGTTAGTGACCACTGGCCCAGATCAGAATATTTGGTTTGTATCTATAAATAAGTAACTGGAGACAAACAAATGGTTGATACCACGGATATCGAGAAAAAGAGCTTGGAAGCACACGTTGAGTTATGTGCAGAGCGTTACAAGTTTCTCGAAACAAAACTAGAATCAGTGGAAGATAAATTAACCACAGTGGTTAGTTCAGTAGCCGCAGTTAAAGACACAGTGCAATCAATGTCTACTAAAAACAATGACAGATTGATCAATTGGGGTATTGGTATTATTGTTACCTTGCTAGGTGCATGTGCCTACCTACTTACACATTTTGTTTTTAAATGAATCGAACAAAAAAGCTAGAAGCATTTGCAGAGCGTGAGCTTGCTGCATTACAGGAAAAATTAATAGTTTCTGTAGGTGCAGGCGCTTTGTTAGCTTTTGGCACATATAAGATCACACCTGTAAAAGACATGTTTGTGGTCAGTATGTCAAACAGAGATTCTGTAGAATTTGGCAGTAAAAAATCTGCTATCAGCTGGTGCATTGCAGACAAGCGCAATCAATTCACACTAGCACGTTCAATACATACATTAGACAATAAAAAACACAGCTTGGCAGCAGATATAAAATGTCGTCAAGCACTAGCCGAAAAAAGTCGCTCTGCTGACTTTTATGAATCAGTAACCACCAAGGTACAAAGCAAAAAAGACTATCTTTCCGTGCTTGATACCGAATTGGAGAAATGTTTAAATTCGACTAAATATATGCAAATTAGAGGATTCTCAAATGAAACTGCAAGAACTGGCCGCTCAGTCGCCAACAAAACAAATCGCTAAAGTTTTCGAAAGTTACTTTGGATCTACCATCAAGTTTGATCGTTTAAACAACCGTCAGACCCAACATCTGTTGACTCGTGTTCAGGGCTTGCTCCGCGAACACCGTTCTAGTTCTGCTAGATACGAGAGCCAACAGAATCCCAATTATCTCAAATTGGTAATGATGGAACAGGCTCTAACAAGCAGACTTAAAGAAAACATGATCCCTGCTGCTCCAACAGCTCCAGGCGCACCTGCTGCTCCTGCTGCGCCTGGCACACAACAAAAGCCTGCCGTTCAAGGCGCTGTTGCCAAAGATCCAAAGTTGGCCGCTGCTCTTAAAAAGAGCCAAGCTGGTCAAACATTGACTCCAGAAGAGCAAAAGCTAGTGGCTGGCGCTGCAATGATGCAAGCCGAAAGCCGCTTGCGCCGTGCAATGAAGCGACTGAACGAATCAGAAGTTCAGCAGGCTCAAGTTGTTCTGGCTGCTCAAGACATGGTAGACAAGATGCAAGGCATGTTGGAAGACGTAAGTGAATTACAGTTCAAAGAACTTCCTGCACTAGTTGATTCAATCAAGAACCAAGTTGGTATTGATCAAGCTACACAATTCAACACAGATGCATCGGCTGCACTAACTGGCTTGATGCAGAACCTGCAAGGCGCCAAGCAACAAATGGATGCTGCTCTTGGTGTAGTAACAGGACAAACTCCTCCTCCAGTACCAGGTGAAGCTGCTGCCGCTGCTGCATTGGGTGGTTCTGATATGGCTGCTGCTGGTGCTGATATGGCTGCTGGTGCAGACCTAGAAGCAGACGCTGGTATGGAAGTTGCTGACGACCTTGCTGGCGCTGAAGAAGAGCCAATGGGCGGTGCAGGCCTAGGTCGCGCTCGTAGATAATGAGAATCAACGAAGTCGAAAGCATTTCGAATCCTGTGGCCAGACCCGATCAATTGATGGGGCTGGTCCAGTTTCTTGACGGAAGAGCAGACGACACAGGCGCTCAGAAAAAGATCAGCCAACAAGCATTTATTAGCCTGGCACAAAGTCTGGGCATTAATGTTACCCCTTCAAATATTGCTGACGTAGTTGGTCAGCCTCCCCTGGACCAGTTGCTAGAACCACTTGATCCAAACACAGGAGAAATCCTTTTTAAAGGTGCTGGTGTGGGTCCTACCCATATGCCAGTAAATCGAGCACAAGACATAGTAGCCGGCGCTGCCAAAAAGGCTATGAACAAAGACCGCGGCGTTTGAGTCAACTTTAGGTAGACTTAAAACGTTAAATATAGTACAATCACTATATTAGGAGTCTCAAAATGAAAAAACTTATTGCACTTGTTTTAATTTCGTTGAGTTTCGGTGCGTTTGCACAACACAGACATCATGGACATAATCATCACTATCATGGCGGCTATGCTCCTGGTTGGAATTGGGTTGCACCGGCTATCATTGGCGGCGCTATTGTGTATGGTGTAACTCGCCCAGTACCAGCAGAAACTGTAATTGTACAGCAACCTGTTTATATCCCACAAGAATCTTGTACAGCATGGAAAGAAGTGCAAACTCCAGACGGTAGAATCTACCGAGAAAGAACCTGTACCCAATAATGGCCTATTCTGAAAAAGTTGTAGATCACTACGAGAATCCGCGCAACGTAGGTAAATTTGATATTGACGATACCATTGGCACAGGCATGGTAGGCGCACCTGCTTGTGGTGATGTAATGAAACTTCAAATAAAGGTACAAGATGGCATCATCACAGACGCAAGGTTCAAAACATACGGCTGCGGCAGTGCAATTGCCTCATCCTCTCTTGTTACCGAGTGGGTTAAAGGACGAACGCTTGACGAAGCCGCAGCTCTTAAAAATTCAGAGATTGCTGAAGAACTCGCCCTGCCACCAGTCAAGATTCATTGTTCTATTCTTGCTGAAGATGCTATAAAGGCAGCAGTAGAAGATTATCGAAAGAAACATGATCTCTCTAACTGATGCAGCATCAAAAAAGATACAACAAACATTAACACGTCGCGGTAGTGGTGAAGGTATCCGTTTAGGTGTAAGAACCACAGGGTGCTCGGGACTTGCGTATGTGTTAGAATATGTAGACACTCCGCAGCCAGAAGATCAGTGCTTTGATTGTGCGGGTTGCAAAATCTTTGTTGACCCCAAAAGCTGTGTGTACCTTAAAGACATGACTGTAGACTATGTGCGACAAGGGCTTAATGAAGGATTCGAATTTCGCAATCCAAATGAACGAGATCGTTGTGGTTGTGGCGAAAGTTTCAGAGTCTAACACCCATGTATTCTATAAATGACATTCAGCAGTTGCACATTGAGCTTAGTAGCCGTTGCAATGCACGATGCCCTAGCTGTGTGCGCAACATACACGGCGCTGATATAAACACCGGATACACAGAACGCAATCTGTCTTTGGCAGATATAAAAAAGATATTCCCGGTTAGCGTAGCTGCGCAAATTACAGACCTGCAACTTTGTGGCAATTTTGGGGACATAGTAATGAACCCAGAAACACCGGACATAATCGAATGGTTTAAAAATTATAGTCCTAGTGTTAAAGTATCCTGTAGCACAAATGGCGGCGGCGGTTCTCGGGAATTTTGGCAAAGGCTAGGAAGCCAAGGCATTGATGTAACATTTGCACTAGACGGCCTTGCAGACACACATTCTTTGTACAGACAAAACACACTATTCAGCACAGTGATAAAGAATGCACAAATCTTTATGGCCGCTGGTGGCCGTGCAATTTGGCAAATGATTCAATTTGATCACAACCGGCACCAACTTGATGCATGCAGAAAAATGAGTCAAGAATTGGGATTTGTAGAATTCTTTGTTAGGCCCAATGAACGCGGTCACAGCCCGGTGTTTAATGCCAACGGCAGTTATAGTCACAGTATAAACGGAGCCCCTGATAGGAATATTACTGCCTCTGAGTATAGACAGAAAAAAGAATATATTCTATTAGAACGCCTGGCTAAAAAGCAAGAACCGCATTTTCATCAAACAATGACGGTTAGTTGCCAAGCACAACGTAAAAAAGAATTATATGTTAATGCGCTAGGAGAAATATACCCTTGTTGTTTTGTAGGCCACAATCCACAAACATTAGATCCTGTAATGAATGAAAACATGATCCAGGTCAAAGAACTATTTCAAGCCGGGGAAAACAATGCACTTGAACATCCACTAAAAGACTGTATTCTGTGGTTTAATAACATCGTTGGCACATGGAAACACCCTACTGTAGCAGACGGTGCATTGTTGGTGTGCCAGACCAGTTGCGGAACACCTTGTAAATAAACTTATATGAAGATAAATCACGTTGATATTAATACTTTGCCTGCGTACGGCAAACATCTTAAAGCTCTAAGCGAAGCAGATCGTTATACTCGTTTTTGCTACAACATCAAGGACGAAAACATTGATCAGTTTATTCTATCAATGTTGTATCATTTTGACGACCATCATTTGTTCACTGCCACAGCAGGCAATGAAATACTGGGCTTTGGGCATTTAGCTCGCGAAGGCGATAATTGGGAATTAGCAGTAAGTGTAGAAGGTGAGTATCAGGGCCAAGGCGTTGCTGACCATTTAATGAATTTCATGATTGATTGGGGCAAAACTCGCGGTGTGCATTCAGTATTCATGCACTGTATTACACAAAACTCCAAGATCCAACATCTAGCACGTAAACACGGGCTACGCATGGTTGAACGCGATGGCGCGGAAGTTACTAGCAAAGTGGATCTCCCTCCGCCTACGCCCATGGACTATACTGCTGAATATATTCGCGAACAACAAGAAATATACAATCAAATTAAACAACTACAGTCTAGGCTGTTTGCCAATTTGAATCCCATGGTATATCTTAAAGACCATGACATCGGATAATGCATCTGTACAGGGACAAGTTGAAAGACACTTGACATTAGCACAAAACAACCCTAGTTTGTGCATATCTCCTTATAACACATTAGATGTCCGGCATTCTGACTTTCTGCCAAACGACATTTATAAAACTTGTTGTTGTAATTTAGACGCTAGAACATTTGAAGCCAGCCCGGGACTAGATCCTTTTAAAGAAATAAAAGCACAGCAACTAGCCGGGGAATGGCCAGTTGCTTGCCATCGTTGTAAAGCTGAAGAAGACCACGGGGGACAAAGCGAGCGTATTGTAGGATTCTTAATGTATCCTGAACAGCGGCTAAAAAAGTTCGTTGAAACTACAGTGGTCAACGATTACGAAGTACGAGTAAAGTTTAGCAATCTATGTAATCTAGCCTGTAGAAGCTGTAGTCCCACAGAAAGTTCTACCTATGCTAGAATTACCAACTCTGTAGTCGATGAACAATACGAAGTAGATATCAGTGATAGTGCTGAGCATTGGGAATTTATTACTGCTAGCATTCTAGAAAAGAAAGACTTATACGAGCATTTTTACGTACACTTCATTGGCGGGGAAAGTTTAATTCAACCCGGGATGAAAAAGCTAATTGACTGGATGATTGATCAAGGGTTTGCCGCAGACGTCAATCTACGTTTAACTACTGCACTAACAGTAAATCCTAACCAAGACTTGTTGAGCAAGATGTCGCAATTTAAAACAATCGACATCAATCTCAGTATAGATTCTGTGGATGCAAACTATCAGTACATTCGTTGGCCCGTAAAGTTTGAAAAGATTGAAACTAACTTGGATACACTGGTAGAATACAACAAAACACTGACACTAGCAGGTGGGCGCAAGGTATGGAAGCCACGTTGGAATTGTGTGCTTACCCCAGTATTCAGTCTCAACAATATCTTTTACATAAAAGAATGGATTGATTACTGGAACAATTGGTTTGTTCGCAAGGGCTTTGCGTTTTTAATGTTCAGCATTAACTTAACAGAACCCACTTGGCACTTGGACGTAGAAGCCTTGCCCCGGCAATATAGACCTGTACTAGCAGATATTCTACTAGACTGTTTGAATCACGAGCTATTTGTAAGGTACCCAGATGAAACCAAGGCATTGTATAGCTTTTTAACATCTACACTAGATGAATTGGAAACAATGCCCGAAAATTTAGAGCAATGGCAAAAGTATTTGAGCCATACAGCATACTTTGATAAAAAGACTAATCAATCATTTGCAATTTTGAATCAAAGACTGTATAATGTATTGAGCAATAGTGATCGTGAAAAGTTTCAATACATTTTTGATAACATCGACACTGATAACAACTTCACTAAAGAAGTTACTTTTTATAAAAAACTAAATTAATGATAGTACAACGATACAATTACACGCCCTTAAACAGAGAAACTGTTGATGGCAAGCGCCATTACTGTTTGCCAGATGGTTCAAAAGTCCCTTCAGTAACAACCATTCTTGACAAGACAAAGCCCGCAGAAGCTCGTGAAGCATTAGCAAAATGGAAGGCAGCAGTTGGGCAAGAGCGTGCCCAGGCAATTACTACAGAAGCCGCAAATCGTGGCACACGTATGCATGCTTACCTAGAGCACTATGTTCTGCAGGAAGATTTAAAGCCTTTGCCCGGTAACCCATTTGCGCATCCATCATGGTTTATGGCAGCAGAAGTTATTTTGCAAGGCTTACAGCCTAACGTAACTGAGTTCTGGGGCACAGAAGTTCCTGTGTATTACTCAGGATTGTATGCCGGTACCACAGACTGTTTGGGACTGTGGAAGGGCAAGCCTGCTATTATGGACTTTAAACAAAGCAACAAAGTAAAGAAAAAAGAATACATTTCTGATTACTTTATTCAATTAGCGGCGTATGCAGCGGCACACAATGAAACACATGGTACTAGCATTGATACCGGCGTTATTCTGATGGCTGTGCAACCCAAGCAATTAATTGACGGGAGCTATGATAAACCCCAATATTTAGAGTTTGTTATTGAAGGCGCCGAGTTTGCATACTGGTCAGACGAGTGGATGAAACGAGTAGAGCTCTATTACTTGACTAGGTAAATATGTAATTGATTGAGGAAACACCGTGGCCATTTTACAAATTTCTAGAATAACACAACGCAAAGGTCTGTTACAAGACTTACCGGCACCGTTAGCGGGCGCTGAATTAGGTTGGGCAGTTGATACACGTCAACTGTTTATTGGCAACGGAGAATTAGCCGAAGGTGCCCCGGTTATTGGCAACACAGAAGTTCTCACTGAGTTTTCCGATATTCTAAGCTATGCTAACCAGTACACATACGAAGGTTTAGCCGCAGGCTATACTGTGCAAACAGGCGCAACATCTGGTGCTCCAGTAACACAAAGTTTGCAAAGTCGATTAGATAGCATTGTAATTGTAACGGATTTTGGGGCAACTGGTGATGGTGTAACTGATGACACCGCTGCAATTAACCGTGCATTGTTTCAATTGTATTGCCGAGAAGTAAACCCACAAATTCGCAGAGGTTTGTATTTCCCCGCAGGAACCTATGTAGTAACTGACACTATTTTGATTCCGCCGTATGCTAAGTTATATGGCGATGGCACAAACTCTAGTATCATTAGCTTTCAAGTTAATGCCTGGGCAGCAAACACAGCTTATGCAGTAGGCGTGCTAGTTTCTTATAACAGCAGCTACTACAGATCTATCAATGCTGTACCTGCTACTGCAACCACTGTTCCTTCGAGTGACACTACTAACTGGGAAGAAGAAGTAGGCGGCCTTCCTGAATATGTGGCACAAACTGCTGACAGCTTGCAACAAACAGGCACCAGCATTGGTACCAATGGTGCTGCTCGTCCGCAAAGTATTGAAATCTCTGACATGAGTTTAAGTACCGCTGTGTCTGGCAACGACTCTGCACTATCCCACAACATCCTGTTGATAGATCGTGCCACACAAGTCAGCATCAGTAATGTAACACTACAAGGTCCGTTTACTACTAACGATGGCAGCACTTCTGCTGAGGATTTGAGTTGCGTTAACTTTGCTAGCAGTGGAAGTTATCCTTGCTCGCAAATTGTGTTTGACACTTGTAAGTTTTCCGGCGCAACATACGGATTTAATACTAACCAAGTTATTAAATCGTTAACTGTTAGCAACAGTGAATTTAATGCACTATATCAAGGTGTAGTATTAGACACCGACCCAACTGGTGTGCGCATTATACATAACTTCTTTGATCATGTTTACCATGAAGGTATTGTGTTTAGTGCGTGTAGCCTTAATGCAAGCTCATACAACATCTTTTATGACGTAGGTAATCAATACCAAGGCGAGCCATTAACAACAGGTACTAGTACCGCTGTAATTAGTATCAGCGGCGAAAGCAACATTAGTGTCGGCGACCTGTTCGAACGCACTACAAGTCAATCAGCAGTTAAACCTCGCATTGATTTAAACAACACCGGCAGTATTGTGTTGGGACAAAATATCCGTAACATTGCTTATACCATCGATGGCGTGGCAAATGACACTGTTGCTAATGAAATGCAACTAGGCGAGTATGCAAGAACAACTGGTATCAAGTCTGTGTTAAATGACAACGACACTGGTACATTATACGTTGTTGATGCAGGCGCAACATTAGGTCCAATCTACTCATTTAAAATGGATTACTCTATTACTAGAGGAACCACTTATCGCACAGGTACCATAACGGTTGTATCTGGCACAGGATTCAGTTATACTGATGACTACGCAGAAAATGCAAGTACTGGCATTACATTAAGCGCAGCTGAGGCTACAAGCCAAGTTACTGTGTCTTATACGTCTACTAGTACTGGCACTGACGCAAACATTTATTACTCTATTACACACCTCGGCTAATGTGGTCACAAAATTTTAATGACAGGTTAGAGTCCTGGTCAACTCTGCGCCTCCAGTGTAAAACGCTGGAGCGAGAAGCAGCAATCACCGCCATTAATTCTTGGTGGTTTCAAACTCCTTGGACACCTTATCATTTGCACTGGGATGACCGTGCAAACTGGCCCGATCCTTGGCAATTACTGAGTGACAACATATACTGTCCTCTTGCAAGAGGGCTGGGAATCCTGTATACTATATGCATAATAGATCGTGAAGATCTGCAGGATACGGCCCTTGTAGACACGGGTAGCGACAATTTAGTCCAGATCGATCTGGGGAAATATATATTGAATTGGGACCCGTCTCAGGTGTTAAATATCAACCTGGGACCTGTGACAATCCGGCACAGTCTCACACAAAATCAGATAAAAAAACAAATCAAATAAGGTAGCGATGAAAATAATTACAGTTGTAAAACGCAGTGGCCGGCGTGAAAATTTGGCCTTGGAGAAGTGGCAAACTCAAATTGCTAAGATCTGTTCGGGCATTGCAGATGTTAGTCAAAGTATGGTAGAAATCAAAGCTCAATTGCATTTTTACGATGGCATTACTACTAAGGAAATTGACGAAATTACCTTACGTGCTATAGTAGACTTAATTGACGTAGAATCTAACCCAGATGTGGGTCACACAAATTACCAGTTTGTAGCAGGAAAACAGCGCCTTAGCATGTTACGGAAAGACGTTTATGGCAGCTACCAACCTCCCCACTTGTATGAGATTGTGAAGAAAAACGTAGCCACAGGCTTGTACACTCCAGAACTCTTAGAATGGTACGATGAGGCTGACTGGAACCGTATGAATGACATGATTGATCATTCTAAAGATGAGCAGTATTCTTACGCTGCTATTGAGCAGCTAATTGAAAAATATCTTGTTAAAAATCGTAGTACAAAGGAAATTTATGAAACACCACAAGTGCGATACATGGTCGCCGCGGCGACGGTATTCCACAAAGAAGAACCAAACTCAGCCCGCATGCGATACATCAAAGAGTATTACAACGCTGCGAGTGACGGCCTGTTTACTCTTGCTACTCCTGTCCTTGCTGGTCTTGGTACTCCTACCAAACAATTTTCTAGCTGTGTGCTTATCCGTAGCGACGATGACCTCGACAGTATCTTTGCTTCTGGGGAGATGATGGCCAAGTATGCTAGCAAACGTGCTGGCATTGGTTTAGAGATTGGGCGTCTACGTCCATTAGGAAGTCCTATTCGTGGTGGCGAAATCATGCACACTGGTATGATCCCGTTCCTTAAGAAATGGTTTGGCGACCTACGTAGTTGTTCACAAGGAGGTATCCGTAATGCAAGTGCCACTGTTTTCTATCCCATATGGCATCATCAGTTCGATGATCTCATTGTTCTCAAGAACAATCAAGGAACCGAAGAGACTCGAGTCCGACACATGGACTATGGTGTGGTGCTTTCTGCTTTTTTCTGGCGTAGATTTAAACACAAACAAGACATCACGTTCTTTGACCCTAACCAAGTACCGGATCTATACGAGGCCTTTTATCGGGACACCAGACTTTTTGAGGAACTGTATGTGGCTTATGAGAAACGAACTGATCTACGCAAGAAAACTATGTCTGCGGAAGAAGTCTTTAAATCAGGTATCCTTAAGGAGCGAACTGACACTGGGCGCATATATCTAGTATTCATTGACAACGTGATGAACCAAGGACCATTTGATCCTGAGTACCACACCATTTACCAGAGTAACCTTTGCTGTGAAATTCTTTTACCTACTAAGCCTTTTAAGCGTCTTGACGATGACACCGGGCGCATTGCGCTATGCACATTGGGTAGTATCAACTGGGGAGCATTCCGTAATCCAGAAGACATGCGCCGCGCTTGTCGTATTCTCCACCGCAGTCTTAATAACATTCTTGATTATCAAGACTTTTTATCTATTCAGTCTGAGTTAAGCAATCAAGAAATCCGTCCACTAGGCATTGGTATTACAAACTTGGCATACTGGCACGCCAAGCGTGGTATGCAGTATGGTGAGAAAGATGCACTTGCAGAAGTTAAATCCTGGATGGAGCACCAAGCATATTACTTAACCGAAGCTAGTGTCGAATTAGCCAAGGAACGAGGCCGTTGCACCCACAGTGATCAAACACGTTATGGCCAAGGTATCTTCCCGTGGGAGACCCGAGCTGCTGGTGTTAACGAACTCACTGACTTTACGCCAGAACTGAATTGGGAAGGCCTACGTGCAGAGATGCGTGGATACGGAGTTAGAAATGCTACAAATATGGCTGTTGCCCCTGTTGAAAGTTCTAGTGTTGTTATTAATAGCACTAATGGCATCGAAATGCCTATGTCGCTTATTTCAGTTAAGGAAAGCAAAGCAGGTTCCCTTACACAAGTTGTCCCTGAGTATCACAAACTCAAGAACAAGTACCAACTGATGTGGGCACAGAAAGATTGTGATGGCTACTTGAAGACTGCCGCTGTTATTGCAGCCTACGTCGATCAATCAATTTCTACAAACACATTCTACAATCCAGCACACTTTGAAGGTCGTAAAGTGCCAACTACATTAATTGCTAAGAACTTGATGCAAGCTCACTACTGGGGACTGAAGACATTCTACTACAGTTTGATCAACAAGCAAGGTAGCAAACAAACAGATGAAGCGTTAGTAGACCTGCCACATAACATTGAGATGGTTGACGACGATTGCGAGGCCTGTAAGTTATGAGGAAAACTGTTGCAGTAATTGGTGCCGGTATTACCGGACTATCCACAGCCTATTATCTAGCAAAGGAAGGATATAGCGTAACTGTTTACGAACAAGAACGCTATC